TTGTTGTCAATGTTCGGATTCGCGGCGTCATCAGCTTTAAATCTTTTTAATGTTTCAGATTCAGACGCATACAGTATTTCACCGTTTTGGTCAAAAGTATATTCATAATCATTATCCTGTATAATAGGCAAAGGATCAGAAGTTTTTATTGCGGGATATATAATTCTTTCAATACCTCCGGCATCAGTCCAAGTAAACTTTACGTAGTTAACATAATCTTGAGGTAGTATCATGTACAAAGCTGGTGGTACTTCAATTTCTTGTGATTTAGTAGACGGCAGAATATCAAAACTAAATTCTTGTATTCCACGTTGAGCGTGAAAAGCAACATCTGTTCTTTTTATTTTACTTATAAGTTTTCCTTCTCCTACGTAAGATATAATAAAGTTATTTATAACATCTTTTATTGAAATAAATTGATAATCACCGTAGTTTTCATCAAGACTATTCCAAACTCCGTCAGGGCCTAAGTAGTAATCTTCGTTTGTTTGATTTATAAGTCCCATTTATTAAGATTTTTCTTGTTGAATAGTTTCCATTTCCTCACCGCTAAATACATTATAAAGATTAATATCCTTAATTAATATGCCCGCAAGCTCTAATATCTTTATTATAAGCTCAGGCTCTTCAGCCGGAGTTAATTCAAAATTTACAGAATTGGTGGCATCATACAATGGTTCATTGAAAACGATTTGGTATGCCCACTTTACAGTGGTTGGTTTTTTAATATAATTACAGGTTACAGCGGAAGTTAATTCCGTTGCTCCGTAAACATTTACGCCAACTGCGTCTGAGGTGTACACAGGACGCGTGTTTTTAGGTTTTGTTAGTGGAGATAAGTTTATGTATAGAAGCTCATTTTTATTAAGTCTCTCAGCTTCTATTAGCTCCGTAGATGTAACGCCAAAGTTGTTGGTCGTGGTGTTTGCATACACTACAGTGCCTAATCTATATAGGTCAGTAGGTAATGCAAAAGAAGCAGCTCCATAGGTTAGGGCTGCAGAATTTTCAAATGGACTTATTTTTTCATTTAGGATATTCAACATATCAGAATACTCGGTGTCATTACCTGGTATTCTACTAAATTGATTTATATCATAAAAGTATTGTTCAAATAAATCAGATTGAGCTTGATTAGCAAACAAGTTAAACTCTTGAGCTGTTACATAGCCCCTTTGTTCTTTGTTAAGTATTGCAAGCACTCTTTGATAAACAGTGTTTATGCTTATTGCCATTTGTATGTTTTTTGTTGTTTATAGTAAGTAAGCCGCCATTACAGCGGCCTAGCTACTATAATTAGTGACTTATAGTCTTTTAATTATGTTTTTGTAAACTTCCATACCATCATCCGTTTTAAAGAATGCAGCTAATGCTGAATATGGATGTTCATCAAAAGGAACTGTCATTAATTTCCTTTTTGATTCTCCGAACGTAAATGTTCTTTGATCTTGCGATAGTTGTATAATACCATTTTGGGTAGCTTTAATTCCTACGTTTCTTAATTCAACGCTGTCATCGTTAGCTAATTCAATAAATAATAAAGGTTTTCTTTTTGCAAATATAAGCAAGTCTCTTTTTAACTCGCTGCTGCTTAAATTATCTACTTCATTACCATACTCTACTCTTAAAATTCCCTCTGCTTGTGTTATGTCTAGCTCTTTGGCTAGCATTAAAGCGTCAATCTCCATGTTAATCCATTGTAATTCATCTACAGAATCCTGAACTGGATTATACTCTTCATACAATGAGTCTCTCGATGGATAATACAAAGACAATAGTTTTTGCAAACATTGATCTTCTTTAGGAACTCTTAACATACCATTTCTAAAAATAATACGACCCAATGTTGCCATCCCTTTTTGCTCATCAGCAAAAGGAGAATTCATATTAGTAGCGTATCTTAACTCTCTTTGAGTGTTCGTTTTTGGATCAAAATACAATAAGGGTTTTTTACCTGTATGTCTTGTGCTCATGGAATACACTAACGGTGAATTATTGTTTTTTAATGTATACAGTCTATCTTTAATTTCCCACGTTGGTTTTGTGGGTTGAGCTGGAGTAGCAACTCTTGTCACTACTTCTTGTTGAGGTGCAACCTCAATTGTTTCTGCTGTAGCTTTTTTAGCCATAATATAATATAATTAAATAATTAATAAAAAGTAATAATTACCCCCGCCAGTACAACGAGGGTAATAATTACAGTAATTTACTTGACTCATTGAGTCTTAGTTAATAATACGAAATTGTTAGCAGCTTGAGTTACTAAACATCTTTCAGATAAGAAATGAACATTCATTTCATCTGCAGCTGTTGTGTAAGTTCCACCAACAGATCCAGTAATCCAAGACTTCATTCTACGATCGTCAGCTTCAGAAGCTCTATAACGAGTGTGTAAAAATGGTCGTTGAATATTCGAACCTAATTGCTGATCGTAAACAGTTGATACTCCAGCAGGTACAATAACTCCTTCTACATCAGCAATAAGTCCACGAGTTGTAGAATCATTTAGATATTTCCAGTCAGTCTTATAAAAGTCGTAAGATCCTCTACGGAATCCGCTAAACCCTAAGTTAAGAGCCATATCTTCAGAATTTTCAAATACTCCGTAAGATGTACCTCCAGCTCCGTAAGAATTTTGAGCAGCTAACATATTATCAAACTCCAAAGCTTTACCACGATCTAAGAAAAGCATGTTTTCTTCAATTGCTCCTTGCTTATCTAGTTCTTGTAAGATAGTATCAAATTCGTCTATTCCGCTCGGTGCAGCATAATTTACATCTGGTAAACCTCCGGTAGCGTATCCTGTTGTAGAATCAAAATTAGAATTGTTATAAACTAATCCACGACTTTTAACAGCAGCAAACAAACCTTCAGATCCAGTTAATGTTGCTCCTGCGGCATTAGTAATTGGCACTGCAGCAATTTCTGCTTCAATCATACTCATTTCTAAGTAATCGTCAAAACGTAATCTAGCTTCGTGCTCGGACTTTAAATACCATAAGTATCCTCCAGTTCCAGCTTCAGTAGTAACTTCAACCCATCCAATTTGAGCAGTATCTGATCCACTTACAGAATACTTATCTCTTAAGATAATTGGCTTATTGTTAAAAGGTGTGAATGAAGCGTCAATAGAAGCACCACCATCTTGTGATTTTTTTCCATATTCAGATCCATAAACAAAAGACTTAAGAGTTGCTCCAGCTTGTCCAGCGGTAACAATAGTAGCATTTAAAGCCGCTTGTGATCCGTAACATGCTACAGTAACTTCCGTTCCTGCCACTGATACAACAAATGCTTTATCAACGGTAATCCCGTCAGCAGTTGATACTACAATAGTCATCCCAGCACTAATTAAATGTCCTGCAGGAAATACTAAAATAGCATCAGAAGCAGCTTTTACAGCTACGTTGTCATAAGCAATGTGCAATCTTCCTTGTTCTGACCAAGTTACTGTATCAGAAGCCATAGGCATTTCTGCTCCCACCATACGTAAAAAGCCTGAGATTGTTCTGTTTCCAAAACGCTCCACTTCTTGCTCGTACACTTCTGGTAAGAATTGTTTTGTAAAGTTGAAGTCATTACCCGCGATAGACAGGTAGTTGTCGTTAAATGTCGTCTTATTAGGACGAGGTGTTAAATGTGCGAGAGCTCCTGCGCTCCCGGTAAATGTTCCAGCCATTTTTTTTAATTTTTAAATTTGTTATTTTCTAATTTTTACTTTAAATTGAGAAACATCTTTTCCGTTTACGGCTTTAACTGTCCAGCCATTAGAAGCTGTAACTTGTTCATGAGTCCCTCTCGGAGCCATATCTACATTCTTCGTTCTAGCCATACTCTCTTTCATTGCATCAGCCTTGCCTTGCTCATAAAAGTGTTGTGCAACCATATCCGGGTTATTAGCTGTAAATAACGATTTGTGGTAACCTTTTGCATCTGATATTTCATTTTTGTCATCCAAGAACTTCTTGATAAAATTGTTAATATCGCTTTGGCTACTTTTAACCTCATCTGCATTTTTTACGTTAAACCTATACTTTTTGTCTCCAACAGAATAATCAAAACCTTTGAAATCCTTATTAAAGACTGTATTTGTTTTATTTAAAAACGCAGACTTTTGCTTTTCAGCTAATTTAGTTGTTTGCTCTTGCTCTTTATTATATCGGTCAAAGAACGAAACCGCTTTTTGTTGTTCTGGATTTAATTTAGATCCAGCTTTAATCTCTTCGTAATATTTGTTTTTTTGTGAGTCTAAATGATTTTTAGCTTTTAAAAGCTCTTCTTTCCAAGCTAGCTTTTTACGCCTAACCTCTCTTTCGTCATCTAGCTCTTCGTCAAAAGTAAAATTGTCTTCCATTAAAAAATCTACATCATCTTTACTTAAATGTTTTTTTGTCGATGCGTAGTATTCCTTTAATAGTTGATCTTCATTTAATAATGAATAATCCGTGTTTAGCCTTACGTAATCCTCTAAGTCTCCTCCGGTTTCATTAATAAATTCAACTACTTTTTGTATATTTTCAGGTAAATCAATTCCACTAGTTACTTGTTCTTGAACTGCTTCTTCAATTTCTTCTTGTAATTCCTGTGCTTGTTCTACAACCTCTTCTTCGGTTATTTCTTCTAAAGCTTGAAATTCTTCTGGCTCAGCAGCTTCCGCTACAGGCTCTACAATTGGCTCAACTTCAGCTTCCACTAAACCTTCTGGCTTTTCGGTTGCACTAGTTAAGTCAAGCTTAAATGTACCGTCTTTGTCTTTTGTGGCTACTGGTCCGGTTTCTTCCGGAGTAACCTCTTCTTGTACCTCAACCACGGGCGCTTCTTGCACTTCCGCTAAAGGCGATTCTTGTTCTTGTTCTTTCATGATAAAATATTATATAATTAGTACTCTATTATTATTACTTAGGGTCAAAGGAACCTAAGCCAAATCCACCGCCCATTATGTCATTACCTGATGATTCAAAGTTTTGAGGAGGTGTATTATTTTTTCTTTGTTCTATTAATTCGCTTTGCTGAGTAGCTTGTATTTTTGTTCTATCGTCTTTTCTGTCTTCTCTATAGCTTTCCTGAGACTTCTTTACTGCCACTTGGCCTTCTTGCAATTTTAAATTAATTTGAAATTCGTAAGCCATTAGCTCTTTTTTAAGCTGAGCTTCTTGCATAAGCTTTTGTGTGTCAAACTGAGACTTTGCTTGCTCTACTTGTATCTTACTCTGAGCTATTGCTTGCTCTTTTTGAACGGATAGTTGTGCAGCTACCTGTTGACTTTGCTGATTTGCTTGAGCCTGAGCTTGAATGTTTTGCTGTTGCATCAATTGATCTTTTTCTTGCTTTTTCCGGCGTCTTAGTTTTAAAACTTGGTTAGCTAGCTTTAGATTTCGTATTTCTCTAACGTCTATAGCGTCTTCTAAGTCAATTGTTTTTTGAGCTAAAGCAACTTGAATGTTGTTTTCCAATACAGCTTTCTCTTCTTCATCAGGGGTCAATTCAATAAATATACCAAAGTCATATAAGTGCAATGTAGAAATCTCTTCAAGAGTAGCTACGTTGTGAACACCTATTTTTTGTATAAACGCTTCTCTCGTAGGCGAGTATTCAATTATGTCTGATATTCTTAAAGATATACCCTCAGCTAAATCCGCTGTTAAGTATAACCCACTAGTTAATATGTGTCTTGTAGCTGTATTAGAATTTGCTGCAGCTATCTTTTGGACCCCAACTAATGCTTTAGGATCTGGGGTAGAACCATCTCTTGCTTCATTTAATCCAGTAGTATCCCGAATCATCTGCATGTAATAGTTATACGTTGTAATTAAAGATTGCAACTTTGCTCCTCCTGATCCGCTGGATAATTCCTGAATAGGAACTTTTCCTGGGTTCATGTCCCCCTCTTGTGTGAATGACCTACCAATAACGGATCCTGTTTGGAAAAACATATTTAATGCCTCCTGTGGATTATAATTCGTACCATTGCCTAAGTCAACCTCAGCCAATCCATCTGCATCAAGATAAACCCCGTCAGGAACAAGTCTTGACATTACTTGTTGTAATTTTAAATGAGTTAACTGAATCATATCAGCAAACCCAGTTATTCTGCTTACTAAAGATTCAATTCTTCCTTTGTACATTCTAGGAGCTGTTATACTATAGTTCATTTTAACTTTAGTATAATCACTTTTTGGCCGCATCATATTTTTTGCCATTTCCCACTTTAAAAGTTTATCAGTACCAAGTATTAAAACTCCTTCGTATAAAACCTCTAAGGATCTTGACATTTTACCAAATACTTCTTCTAGCATCTCAACAGGAGGATCAAATTGATCGTCTCTTAGCAATATCTTAGATGCGCCAGTGGCTGTTTCTTTAACCTTATAAACTTCATTCATGTAAGTTTTAAAATTAAAATACAAAACCTGCACTGTGTTTGAATCCGTTTCGTCGTAATTTGTTAAACTTCTATTATATGCCCCGTTGTTTTGGTAAGATGTTTTTGATATAGCTTGTAATTCGCCTTCTGTTAAATTTGGAAATTCTTTTTTAAGTTCGTTTAAATGTACGTTTTTTACTTCTCCTACGTAATATATGTCATCAAAATAAGGAGAATCAGTTCTTGAATAAATTAAGTTAGCGGGATCAACGTATTCGACCTTAACGCCTTCTGATTTTGTAAATGTATTTTTAACAGCTCCAATTCC